ATCAATAGCAACGAACCCTTCTGCGTCTTTCAGCATTTCATGTAACTGTGTCCAATGTAAATCACATCTAATAGTATCATTATAGTGAGGTTCATTAGGTAAAACACAGTTGATAATAGTTGTATCTTTATATTCTTCTCTCAACATATTAACTACTTGTTGAGCAAGGTAAGGTGAGTAGTTTCTATTTGGATTAATATTTGTGTATTGATTATTAGCATTAAAACCAGCTTGTGCTTGACCACCAGAGAATTGAATCATTATGTATTTACCTATCTCATTTTTAGTCAACCATTCTTTAACAGTATCTTTATGATGCTCTGTGTATAATTTAGGCAACATAGATTTATCATATTCAACACCATGATGTTCACAGTAGCTTTCAATAATATGTTGCTTACCAAACTGAAAATTAGATTTGTATGGCTCTGAATAAAAAATATTATCTGATGCCATTATCCTTGTGTCTTGCAAAGGTAGTGTTTGTTCTAGCACTAATTTAACATCTGGGTTACTGGCAAAGCAACCAATGTAAGGTGTATATATTTGAACTTCTGATTTCTTTTTTAGTTTAGGAATCAACGCAGTAAATGCAGTACACTTACCAACTCCACCTTCGACAACGTATGTGTTTAACATTATTTGTTTTTTAATAGTTCTATTTCTGCTTTAAGTTCTTGAATTGCTTTGATTAAAATTGGGTAAGTTTTCATTGGGTCAGCTTCCCATTTTTCAGGATTATCTTTATGTACTAATCTTGTATATTCTTTATTCCCAAAAGTTTCTTCAACTTGGTCTAATTCTTGTGCAATAAATCCATAATCTTTTTTACCAACTCTGCTTCCATCTCTTGTATTCCAATCAAATTTAACTGGTCTTAAAGCTAGAATGTAATCTAGTCCATGAGGTATATCTTCAACATTTGTTTTATCTCTTAAATCAGATAATGTTGAAATAGATGTATCAGCACATCTTAAATTATTATTAGAGCTATTACCTAAAGTAATTTGATTATCAGAACCGGAAGCTGATGGGTTTGCATTGTAGCCTAAAGAAGCATTATTATCTCCTGTTGTAGTAATACTTCCAGCAAGATAACCAAAAGCTTGATTACAATCGCCTGTTGTATTAGCACAATTTGATGCTCTACCAACTCCTGTATTATTAACACCTATTGTGTTAGCAAGTAAAGATTGATAACCTATTGCTGTATTTGCAGCACCTGTTGTGTTAGCTTTTAAAGATTCATAACCTACTGCTGTCTGTGAAGTACCTGTTGTGTTAAGACATAAGGCAGCATTACCAATTGCTGTATTATTAGAAGCTGTTGTGTTAGTATAAAGTGAACACAATCCTACTGCTACATTGTTAGCACCTGTTGTGTTTGTTCTTAAAGAATTTGCACCTACTGCTGTATTACAAGCACCTGTTGTATTAGCACATAATGCTGCTGTACCTACTGCTGTGTTACAAGCAGCTGATGTGTTAGTTGTTAAAGCATTTGTTCCAACTGCTACATTAGAAGCACCTGTGGTATTTGAATCTAAAGCACAAGAACCCATTGCTACGTTACCTGCACCTGTTGTGTTAGCTAATAAAGCACATCTACCAACTGCTGTGTTACTAGCACCTGTTGTGTTAGCTTGTAAAGCTGAAAGACCTACTGCAACATTATTTGAACCTGTTGTGTTAGCTGTTAATGCAGCACTTCCAATAGCAGTATTACTTCCACCACTTAATGAACCACTATCTAAAGCAGTATTTCCTAATGCTACGTTATCTGTACCAACAGGATAGTTACCATCTAATTTTATTGTGCCACCATCTACACTAACATTACCAGCAACTGTTAAACCATCTGTAGTTATTGTTCCTACGTTATTAATATTTCCTGTACCTGTAATATCGTTTGAGTTTAAATCTAAATTTCCACCAAGTTGAGGTGTTGTATCTGTTACAACATCTAAAGCTGAATCTATAAAATTAACTGTGTTTGCAGAAGTATCTATTGTTGCAAATTGAATATCGTCTGAACCATCATGTATGTATAAAGTCCAAGTTGATGAAGTTGTGTCTATCCAAAATTGTCCAGCAAATTGTGAAGTTGGTGCTGATGTTCCTGAATTGTTTGTAGAGATAGCTGAAAGAACATTATTAATATCTGCTCTTGTTGCTGGAAATCCCTGATTTGCTATCGAATAATCGTGTTGGCTCATTAATTTATTTCCTTTTTATATGGTTTTACATAAACTTTATTTCCATATGTCCATGCGTGTTGATTGTTTTCTGATCTAGTTGTCCATTCTAGATTTTCAATTCTATTGTCATTTCTTACACTATTTTTATGATTTACTTCTAATTTATTTTCAGTATTAGAAATAAAAGTTTCTGCAATTAATCTATGAACTAATTTTTCTTTTCTTGCTTGATTATTATTAGAATCTCTTAATTTAACTCTTTGATAGCCTTTTAAATTAGTTGGTTTTAAAAATCTATTAGTTTTATGTGAAAAAATTTTACCATCTTTAGATGCAGAATATTGACCCTCATAACCTTTGATATACTGTAATTGTGCCATGATCTGTTTTTATCCTATTTATTAATTAATTCAATCATTTTATTATTGCTGACTTCCTATGCCAACAGCTTGGAAATCAAATTGTCTATCAATAGTATTACCACCACTATCAAAAAATTCAACATTAAAAGATGATCTATCTTTTGAGTTTAATTGAAAGAAATCTCCTGTATTTAAATCTTGCCCAATTATTGTAATTGTTGGAACTTGATAAAAAGCATTATCAAATGTAACTGATTTTCCAGCAGTATTAGTTCCTGATGCAACATTAGAACCATCTTGAAGAACAGTTGGTAAAACAAATTTTAGAGATAAATTGTTTATCTTAGGAGTTGCTGATGTATCTGTTGAAGTTAAAACTGCTCTAAATTTAACTGCTCTTGTAACATAGTCGCCAGACTTAAAGTTTTGGAAACTACCAAAAGTTACATTGTCATCTGATAAAGCTATTTGTAATTGTACATTAGTTGAAATTGCTTGACTTGTTCCACCATCAAATACACCTTGTTTAGAATCAAAAAATCCAGATTGAGAATCAAAGTTATCTATATAATCTAAGTGATCTACATGTAATTGATTTAATAATACTTTAAATTTAAACTTATTACTAAAATCAAACCCTGTATTAAAAACATAACTACCTGAAGATTTTACACTTCCAAACCCACCATCAAATAATCCTGTTGCATCATCTACATTTCCTGTGGCATCATCAAAGTTATTTGATGTGTCTAATATTAATGCGTTATCTACTACTATGCAATCTGTTTTAATTCCATCAAATGCTGTTTCTTCTGTAATTGTTTGAACAGCTTTAAAACCTTCAAATACTTGATCTGAAATAACAACTGAATCAGAATTAGCTGATCTAATATTAAATTTATCTACAGCTTTAATAAAGAATTTTCCACTTCCTACAAATGGAGTTACAACTGAAGTTGCTGGTCTTGCAATTCTTGGAACAAGAACTGTTGTGTTGGAATAAAATGTTTCTGTAGTATCTGAAGTAAATCTTATTTCATAATAATCTAAATCTAAGTTTGATACTGCATCAAATGTATGATGAAGTTTATCTCCAACAACATCTATTGAATAATTAGTTACATCATTAGGTGGGTCAAAGGCAGTTACTACTTCATGTTGAGTTGTAGTAAATACAGATTTTACACCCAAGCTATTAATTGTTCTTGCTCTAATGTCATAAATGATACCCTCTTTAACAGGATATTTTTCTATAATTTGATTAGACCCTCTACGCATTAATCTATAATCCGTTGCAGTAGATTCTTTGTATTGCACTTCAAATTCATCTGCGAATGAATCTGTGTTTGTTAAATTAACAATTATTTTAGAAACAACTGAACCATCAAATAATTCTATTACTTCATCTGTAACTGATGATATTATTGGTGCTTGTACTGAATTTGGATTAGGTAAAATAGTATCTGGTATTGTTGGTATAGGATTTTTTTCATTAAAATCATAAAAATTATCTTGATGTTCAAATAGCTGAACATTAACAGTTAAATCTTCGTTAATCTCTAATCCTAATACTCTAAAAGGTTTAGCATCAAATCCACCACTAGGATATGTGATTGCAACTATATCTCCTATTTCTAACTCTAAAAATTCTGATGTTAAAGTTAATTGTATCTGTAATTGGTTTCTTGATCTTCTAAGGATTACTTCACACAAAGCCTCTGCATTATATGTGTTGGTTACATTAGGAAATTGGAAATTACCTTCTAATAAAGTTCCATTATCATCTGCTAACATTGTTGCGTGTTTAAATTCAGTTGCAACATTAGTTTCATCTGTTGGTGGAAAAGAAACTGTATCATTTTGCCAATTCTTAAATGGATTAACATAAGTTCCGATAACTCTATTATATTTATTATTTTTTCTTTCTCCTAATACTTTTGCACCACCAACTACATGATCTGAGGTTATAGTTTTTACTGCTGAACCTGTTCCTTCAATTTTAAGTTTATAAACACCATTATTATAAGTGAATAATGATCTCATAGGGTTTAAAAGTTTTTTAACATTCTCAATAACTTTTTGGTTTGTGTCTACTACAGCATTAGATTCAAATTTAATAATAGCTGGAACAACATCACTTACATAACTTCCATTTGAAAAATTAGAAGATAAACTTGTACTATAAGTTCCACCACTAACTCTCCAGAAAAAAGATAAATTACTATTTGTTGGTGCATTACCATAATAAATAATAACAGGATATACAGAACCACTTACTAAAGTTTTACTTCCTTCTGCACCTGCATTTCCATGCCAACCTCTATTATTCACAACTAATTTACTATCTCTATTACGTTCAACTTCTTTAAATAAATTATCTACAGTTTGACTAGCATCTCCAATATAAACTACAGATGAATCATCTGAATCAGTTTTAAAATTGAAACTAGCTGAACTTGGTGCTGTAAAATATCCGTAATATCTTCGTGAACTATAAGGGTTTGTGGTTACACCACTAATAGATGTAACTTGGTTTGATGATGTTGGAGATTTATTTACAAAAAAATTAGGATTGTCAGAATAATAGCCATTAAATAATTGTTGTTTTAAACCAGCTAATGATGAAAATACTTCTGTTCTAGGTTGGATTATACTATCTGCGTCAGTTGCAGAAGTTTTAAAAGAAGCAAAATCAGATTCAAAAGCACTATCTGGTAATCCTTTTCCATATCTACTATTTCTTAAATAATCTAATAATACTAATGCAGAGTTTGGTGTCCATGAAGTTGAAGAATCTCTAGGGTCAAAAACCTTTTTACCTTTTAATGTTACTCTTACTTGTGGAATTGAACTAAATACATCTTGATTCCATTTAAATCTAAAGGCTACATAACTAACACCACTTAATTTATGGTCTGATGTCCAATTAGTAGAGTTGGTTAATATAGATGATGCAACTTGTGTATCAGTTCCATTGAATGCTTGAACTTGTATTAGTGAACCACTTTTATAAAAATTAGCATCTCCACCTGAAACTTCTCTTGTTGTTCCATGATCTAAGTCGCCATCAAAGATAACTTGTTTATCGTCTATAAATATTTGTTCTACTTCTTCAATCTCTCCTTCACAAAGAACACCTGCCATATATAAATATTGATTATCTGTTCCTGATGATTCTACAAATACTCTGGTAATTCCAACTTGTCGTCTGCCATATACAATAGGGATTTGTGCATTGTTAGATTGCTTATTAATTAATACACCTCTTTCTTCTTCTGGTGTATCAAAGTCAGGAATATCAGGAATAGGAATTAACCACCCAATAAAACTACTTACAACATTTACAATTGCATCAACTATACCACCCATTAGTGATAACTCCTTTTAAACTTTTGACCTATTCTATAAATATCACTATCTACTCTTAGCCAATTAATAGAACTATCTACCTTTAATTGTTTTCTAAAATAATTATAAACCCAACGCATCATTTTAAATGTATTTTTAATAGATACAATCTCTATTAGCCAAATATTATTACCTGACTTCCATTCAGAAGGTTTGATCTTTCCTGTTTGCTTGAATCTTTTTTCTACAATGTCATGCACATAAGCCCAATTAACAAAGCCAACTAATTCATCATTATCATAAAATTTCTTAAATTGATTAAGTTTGATTGATGGTGATAAATAATATTGTAATTGACTATCTGGTTTTTCTTTATAACGATCAAATTTTTTAAATAGATTAATAACATCTTGCATTATGCTCTACCCCATTTAATATCTTGTACTGTTTGTGAAGCTAATTCAAAACCTTTATCAGTTGAAAAATGTATTTGTTGTGAGCCTGTGTTTGTTTTTCTACCTTCTATTTTACTAAAGTCTGACCAATGAGAAGCAACAACTATATTTGCATTAGATTGATTGATACTTTCATCAATACTAAAAGATTCTATTCTACCTTTAAATAAAAGAAATGGGTCTGCAATAACAGCTTCGCTAGTATTTAATAACCCTTTATAAACTTCTGCTTCTTTCTCCATATAACTATTAGATAAAAACAAAGATATAATTGTTTGATCTGCACCTGAAAAAGATAAGGTAATATTACTAACTTCTACTTCTGATGATTCTGTAACACTTGTTAATTTGGTAAATAGTGAAGATGCTGAATAAGTGTTAGAGTCGTATGTAATATCTTTGTAATGATCGGTAAATCTAAACCCTGTACCTACATTTATATAAACAAGTGTAATAGGTTGTAAGCTATCTGTTGCAAGTTCATTCTTTAATGCTGTTGTTAGTGTTCTCGTCATATTCTTCGTAAATTGTTTGAGTTAGGCTTTCTGTACCTTTTAACATAGTATATTCGAATTTGCTATTAGGTTTCTTGTATTCTTTAAGATCATTGGTTTGCGTATCTATGTCATCTTCATTAACAATAATTTCGGCAACAAAATCGGCATTTATTTTGTGAGTTATCTTATACTTTTTCACTATAGATTTTCTATTAGGTCTATCTGATACTTATAAAGATCATTAGTTACAATAGAATATTCTTGAATATCATTTGAAAGTCTTACAGTAAAATCAACATTGTCATAAACTAAAGCAATATTATTAGCTACATTTGTTCTTAATGGTGGTTCAAAAGTAAGTGTTCCTTCACCTGAACCATCTGAATCTAAATCTTCTACTGCCATATAAACTTTATCTTGTCCTGTAAATCTAAAATAATCTCCAGCTTTTAAAATATCACTCGTGCTTGTAGCCATACCATCTATTGTGCAAGTAGTAGCACCAGCAGTAATAGCACCATTAACACTTATAGTTCCTGAAGCTACACCTTGTGCATTTGAAATAACAGGTGGAATAACTGTAAAGGTATTTAATTTTGATCTTTGTTTCATTATAAATGCTTTAATAGGTGCAAATTTTGATCTGTTCATTGGTGCATAGTCTAAAGTGATAGTAAATTTTTGACCATCTATTTGTCTTGTTTGAACTCTACCTGATGTTGTTACACTAACAATAGTATTTTGTTGTGAGCCTATACTAGCATCTTGTGCAACTGGAGATGTTGGAAATTGTCCACTCATATTATACTAATGCCTCTTTACCTTTTTCATTTAATGCAGAATTAATTACATTAACGATTGTTGCTCTGTTATCAATTAATAATTCTTTAATACCTCTAACATCTGTTGCGTTAATTGTAAAATTAACATTTGTATTTCCACCACCACCTGTGCCTCTAGCTGATTGTGTAATTTGTCCTGATGAGTTAGGTATAAATAATTCAGCACCTTGTTCTCCT